GCCCGACATGCCGTCGAAGTTCCACGTCCTGCAGCGCCCGCCAGACCAGCAGCATGTGGAACTTCGACGGCATGTCGGGCTCGTCCGTGTCCTCGGTCAACTCGCTGGGCTCCAGCCAGTATTCGGCACGCAGCTTGTAGGCCACGCCCGGCGCCGGCCCCACCAGAAAGCGGTGGCTCTCGTCCGTGGCCCAGGCCACCGGGGTGGACTGCCCGTTGTCGATGTAGACCCACTGCCGTCGGAAGTCGTCCAGGCCCTGCTGCGTCAGCGGCCAGAGCGTGTTGGGCTGGCCGCTGATGTACAGGCTGGGCCAGTAGTCGCTGTCCTCGGGGCGCCAGGCGCGGAACCGCGACAGGCCCAGGTCGGTGTCGGTGTAGGTCTGCTGCCCCACCGTCAGCGCCACGTCCGTGGTCGCACGCATCCACTTCCAGTCTGTCTCTCCCTGAAGCTCGGTCCAGGCGTAGGCAATCCTGTTGAACAGGCGTTCGTTGCGGTCGGAGGCGCCAGACACAGAAGTCGGCGCAGGGGTGGAGCGCATCGACTCGCTGTGCAGCCGCTGCACCAGTGCCAGGAAGTTCACGGTGCGCGCCCGATCAGGATTCGCGGATGATCTTCTGCAGCCAGGCCGCGCCCTTGGGGTTCTTGTCCTCGATGACCGAGAACGAGAAGTTGGCGCGCTGGTCGCGGTGGACGATGTTCTGCGTCAGGGCGTCGTCGGGCACTTCACCGCTCTCGGTGCGGATGCTGATGGGCTGCGAGCGGGCCATCACCTCCAGGTAGCTGCGCTCGATCACGGTCGGCGTGTTCACCTGAATCCAGATGATCTTGCCGTTGACGCCGAACTGCTCGTACATCGGCGCCTTGCGCTCGCGGCCCTTGTTCAGCACCACCGTGACCTTCTCGCGCATGAAAGCGAGTTCTTTGAAGTAGTCGGTGTCGGTCAGGGCCTTCTCGTCGGTGACGATGACTTGGCCTTCCAGATCCGACGCCTCGACGATGGGCTCCAGCGCCCGGGGCTTGGTGTCGTCGCTGTGGTACTCGCGTGCAGTGCGTGCCATGTGTGGATCTCCAGAATGAGAAGGGGCGGCCGAAGCCGCCCCGTTGAGGCCCCGATGGGCCCGTCAGTGACCGGAAGACCCGATCAGGACACCTGCGGCCGGTGCGGCAGGACCAGCACGTTCTGGATCGCGTTGGTGAAGCCCGTCGCGTTCCAGTTGGTCGAGCCGAAGGTGATCGTGCCGGCGTTGGACGCGGCCTTCAGCACCTGGTAGGCGAACGGCGTCACCGTGGCGGGGACGGCCGGGAACTGCGGGGCCTTGATGAAGCCGTTGGACGCATCCAGCGACTCGATGGGGCCCTGCATGCAGCGCACGGTGCCGCCCGAGGACAGGCCCCAGACGACGACGCAGCCCTTGCTGGCCGTCAGCGGCACGAACGCGGCGCCCGTGTTGAAGTCGGTCGTCGGGGTCGCGCCGTCGGTGATAGCCGTCTTGGTGGCCGCCTTGCCGTCGATGCAGTAGACGATGGTCACGGTGGTGTCATGAACCGTCTCCGCGCCCGTGGCGGTGAGCAGGCCGGAGGTGGTGCAGAAGTTGGCACCGCGAAACGAGAGTTGGTCCATGTTGAGGACTCCTTGCAGGTCAGATGTAGAGGAACGTGGGGTCGAACGCGCCGACAGGCGACACGTAGACCGTCGTGGCGGTGTCCAGGGGCGTGGTGCCGCCCGTGAACGTCGAGGAGTGCGTGATGAGCAGGAAGCCCACCAGCGCCATGTCCACCGGGAAGTCCGGGAACTTGACAGCCCCTCGCGTGGTGGCTTCGGTGCCGGCCCGCATGACGACGGTGCCCGACGAGTTGACGAAGAAGCACGCCACGTTGAACGAGTTGGCCGTGATGGTCAGCCCGGTCAGCGCCGGCATGTCGGTGCCGGCGGCGATGGTCACGTAGCGCCCGCCGACGGTGGCCACGAACGTGCTGGTCGAACCGACCTGCGCGAGCGCGGAACCGCCAGCGGCGATTTCGAGCCCGGCAGCGCGGACAGCCACCGTGTTCGCCTGACGCGCGACGTACTGCATGAGGGTCTGAAGAACCTCCTTGTCGCGCGACGCCGAGATGTTGGCGAGGTACTGCTGGATGGTGTTTTGCATGCTGGTCGGCGGCCTTTCAGCCGCCGCCTCCGGTTGGTTGTTGGATCAGAGGGCCGGGCGGCCCACGTTGCCGACCGCGAACCAGCCGTTGTTCTCCAGCATGACCGCCTTGCGCCACATGGCACCCGCGTAGCCGCGTTGGCCGTGCGGGTCGCTCTTGGTCTTCATGCCGGTGGGCAGGAAGGTGGGCATCACGGCTTCCTTGCCGCGCAGCGCGATCTGGCTGAAAGCGTCCTGCGCCATCACGATGAACTGGTACACGTCGATGTTGCTGCCGGCCGTGGAGAACAGGCCGGTGGAGCCGACCGCCGCGCCGCCGTCCAGGATGGACACGAACTCGGGGCTGGTGATGAAGCGGAAGCGCTCGCACTTGCCCAGCTCGTACTCCATCGGCGTGCCGCTGGCGTACTTCTCGGCGGGGATGAAGCCCGGCAGGTCGCGGATCACCGGCTCCAGGTCGGTGGAGCAGTAGACCAGGTAGCCGGCGGCCACGGCGTCGGTGCCGTAGTCGGCGCTGGGCTTCAGCACCTTCGTGACCATCTTGCCGTGCGCACTCTGCAACGCCATCGTGATCTTGCGCAGCATCTGCAGGGTGATGGTGCCGTTCACGGTGGCGCGGCTGGTGCCGGTGCCGCCATAGAACTGGTTGGTGCCGGCCTTCAGCTCACCGAAAACGATCATCTCGTTGACCAGGGTGATGCGCTCACCGATCTGGATCTTCATCTGCGCGGGGATGTCGTCCTCGTACAGATCGGCGGTCTTGTTTGTCCAGCCGTACAGGCAGGAGTATTCCTGCAGCACGGCGGTGACATCCACCGGAGTGATCGTCTCGGGCGACGGGGTGACGCCTTCGGCGGTCTGGTGCGCCGCCACGATCACGTTGCCCCGGTCCACCGCCGTGGTGGTGCCGAAGAACGTGTTGGGCGAGCTGGACGTGCCGCCGTAGGGCAGCCAGCGCCGCGCCACGTAGGTTTCGCTCTCGTTGGGAGGCATGCTCACTTGGCGCCCGGTGCGGGAGATGCACTCCTGCGGGACGGCGTGAGACAGGATCTGGCCCTTGAACTTGTTGATCCGGGCAGCGGAAAGACCATAGGTCTGCATGATGGGATTCCTTGGTTGAGCGGGGTGTCAGGCTTCAGCCCGACTTGAACCCCGCGTGAAAAGCGTCGTCGTCGTTCGGGCCAGCCGTGGAGCCGGACCCGCGTGGAGTGACGGCCGCGCTCATGCGGCTTCGTCGAGTGGATGCGTCGTCATCACGGGCCCTGGAAGTGGCTTGCGCCGCCTTCTTGGCCGCCGTCATGGCGTCAGCGATGAAATCGGAGTTCCAGTCCTCGGAGGCTTTCGCAAGCTGCTGCTGGAACTCGGCAGGCTGGCTGCCGACCCATGCAGAAAACTCAGGCGACTCCTGGTATTGCTCCCAATCGGGATGGACCCTGCGCAGCAGCCTGGATTCCAGGCCCTGCCTGTACTCGGTGACTTTGGCGGCGGCCTTGTCCTCGACCATCTTGCTGATGGCGTCGGCGTCCAGGCCCCCGGCGGTCACGACTTGCAGGTCGCGCACCTTCTCCAGCGCGGCAGCGAGCGGCGGGAAGTCTTCCCGGAGCGCGTCGATGTCGGCTTGGTCGATCTCCACCTTCTTGCCCTGGCGCAAAGCGTCCAAGTCTTGACGGATGGAGCGGATCGTTCCGCCCAGGGTGCCGAAGCTCTTGTCCTGCGTGGCCTTGATCTCTTGGACCAGGGCGGCGCGGGCCTTCAGTTCTTCGACTTCTTGGCGGGTGAGTTGGACAAACTCGGGCTGCTGTTCGGCTGGCTGGGCCCCGGAATCCGGCGGGCGTGCCGTGGGAGTACTTTGGTCCTTGAAGCCTTCCAGAAAGCCCTCGTTGCCCTCGTCATCCGTGGTGGCGGTTGCGGTGTCGGGCGAGTCGGTATCCGTGATCTCCGGGTTCATCGTGGCATCCAAAAGAGAAAGCCCGCTCAGGGCGGGCCGCTTGATCCACCGGCGCCGACTGGCGTGGGTGGGGCTGTGCCGTAGGCCCAAAGGCCGGCGGCGGGGTCTGTGTCAGGGCTCCGAGGGCGGTTCAGGCGGCGGCGCATCCAGCGCCAGAATGGCCTTGATCTCTGCGATCTGGCCGCGCAGCCAGGCGGTTTCCTCGGGGCTCTGTCGGGTGTCGTTCTTGGCGCGGAGTCGCGCCAGCTTGGCCTCGTAGTGGGCTCGCACGGCCTGCCACAGCGGCGTGCGGGCCTCAACGGGGCTGATGCGAAGGTCGCTCATG